GATTGAGTGCAAGAAATTCTACAAGGAAAAGTATGATACTGAATACAATGCTAGGAAAGCAGAATATGAAAAGTTCGTTGAAAAAAGAAACAAGGATGCTGAAGATTTGAAGAATTCAATTCTTGATGAATCCAAGGATTTTGCTGGTATCAAAGTTGATAAAGTAACTAGACAGAAAGTCTATGATGCTATCAACAGGCCTGCTGGTAAAAGTTCTGATGGAAAACCTATCAGCGCATTGATGAAATATGCTGATGAGAATCCAGTGGACTTCCGCAAATATACAGCATACTTCTATGTGATTACTGATGGATTCAAGAATCTTGACAAAGTTAAAGACCTTGTTGGAAAAGAAGTCAGGAAAAAGGAAATATCTGCTCTGGAAAGAACATTAAACAGTACAGTCAAGTCTACCGGAGGAAACATGAAACATGTTGGTGGTAATGGCAGTGACTGGGGTTCCAATGAGACATCTTGGCAGATTGAACTATAATACCTATATATTAATTAATTAAGTTACTATGGCAGTAAGATTTCAAAAATTCCAAACCAGAGAGTTCACTGGATGGGCAACTCCTATTACCAAGGCTAACCATATTAGCATGCTTGGTGGGCAGAACCCTAATGTTCTCTCCGAGTTCATGACCAGAGTTCTTGCTAGAAATTTTGGTCAGTCTATTGATGCCGAGCTTTCCAAGTTCCCTACCAAATTCTTCCAAGATGACTCCGAGTTCTTCTGGGATGTTTATGGTAGTGCTCGTAGAAACATTCCTCTTGTTGAGGCACGCTACGAGGATGGTACTGTTGTGAGTGCAACCAGCGCCGCAACTAAGGGAAATGTTGGTAAGGATGGTAAGCACTTCTTCCTTGTCTTTGATGAATGGTATTTCTTCAAGGGCGAGCAGATTATGGGCAACCTGAATCAGGTTTATCCTATCAGACTTCCTAATGACCCTAAGATGGAAGGAACTCGATATGTCTACGAGGCAGAGAGTATTAATGGTTCCAGCGATGGTATTCCTTACGACCGTCTGCTTGCTGGTGAGAGATTTAGCTATGCATTTGCTCCTATTGAGAGAGGTCTCTCCAAGGAAGTTGGTGGTGTTCGCCACAGTGCTCCTATGAAGGCTCGCAATGAATTTACCAAGATTCGTCTGCACGATGAGGTTTCTGGTGATGTATTTGGCAAGAAGGTTCTCATGGGTGCAACCATTGCCCGTCCTAATAAGGCTGGTCAGATGGAGAAGATTACTCCTGAAAAGGGTGGCTTCGTTTGGATGCACTATTGGGATTACGTTTTCTCCCAGACTTGGAGTGAGTACAAAAACAATGTGTACTACTATTCCCGTTCCAATAGGAAGGATAATGGTGAGTACATGAACTATGGTGTTTCTGGTGAGGTCATCAAGCAGGGTGATGGTATCCTTGCTCAACTCGAGCGTGGCAATGTCATCTACTACAATGACTTCTCTCTGAAAGTTCTGGAAGATGCACTCCTTCGTATCTCCTCTGCAAAGATTGAACTTGGTCAAGGTAGACACTTTACTCTCCATACTGGTGAGGCTGGTGCAAGAATGTTCAGCAATGCAGTTCGTAATGCAATGAGTGGTTGGACCGAGTTCCAGATTAATGGTGATGCTCTTGGCGTGGTGAAGAAGACCTCTTCTCCTATGCACGAGACTGCACTTTCTGCTGGTTATCAGTTCACCCGTTACTCTGGCCCTATGGGAATCGTTCTTGATGTAGTTCTTGACACCCAGAAGGATGACCCTGTGAATAACAAGATGCTCATGGCCGATGGAACGCTTGCAAGTGCTGCAAGATTTGACATCTATGACATGGGTACTGTTAAGGAGCCCAACGTGTTCCGTTGTGGTATTGAAGGAGAGCCCACTGAGACCCGTTCTTACAGATGGGGTATTCGTAATCCTTTCACCGGACAGTATGGAAATCCTCATATGAGCTACACTGATGATAAGGCCGATGTTCACGTGATGGGTACATTTGGTGCTTGCGTGAAAGACCCTACCAAGGTGTTCTCTATGATTCCTGCCGTTCTTGCGGCTTAACAATATAATTAAGCTTGGGGGAGATTAAATTCTCTCCCAGCTTTAATAAACATAACTTTAATTGAATAGAAAATGGGAGAAGAAACATTGGATTTAATTCTTGAGCCAGAGCAGGACAATATGGATGCTATGATGCAACAATTGCTCAATCAAGAATCAGAACAACAAAAATTGGAAGAGGAAGAAAAGCTCATTGAAAAGACTAAAAGGGAAAAGGTTAGCAGTGGCGACGATGGTGAATTGATTAATTGCCTTCGTAAAGAGCTAGTTAGTGTGCAACTCGTTGAGAAGATAGTTGGAGGAATTACAGATAAGAACCACCCGTTCTATTCGGGGAAAGCTTCTGGAACTATTTCTAGCTATGTTGTCCCGAGGTTGCGTAACGGCGAACTGAAAAATCCTCTTACCAAAGCAGAGAAAGATTTCCTTGAAGATTATATGGGGCTCGAGCCAAACGCTTTGAGTATTCATAAGAAAAGAGAGGAAAACTTCTGGACCAACAGACAGGTTATTGTTCAAAAGGAAGGAACTGTACTTGATTTGTCTACACCTATGGGATATATCAACTACAAGATTCTCCTTATGAATAATGATTTTATTTGTCCTTCGCTTGAGGATTTGAGGAAAATGCCAAAGGCTACCTATGAGTTTGTGCTTGTCTCTGATAAGGAAGTATATAATGTTACCTCCGAAAAGAACAACACAAAATCTCTATGCTGGAAACTTTATGGAAAGGTTGAGGATAAAGCAGATGTTCTCAAAGCTGTTATTGAGGGTATTACCAATGCACCGGTTAGTGGTGATATGGATATAACATTTCTTCAGAATACAGCAGTTGAACATCTTGAAAAGAATCCACGACTGTTCTATTCTGTTATATCTGACCCTTTGCTTCCATTCAAGGTAACTCTTAAACAAGCTACCGAGATGGATATAGTTGAAAAGAGAGGAGATTATTACTACTACAACAATACTCCATTGTGTGGTAAGAATGAGAATCCTACAATCACTGTTGCAGCAAAGTATATCTCTAATCCAAGGAATCAGGAAATCCTGTTTTCTATTCAAGCAAGGTTAAAAAGATAAACAAGCAATATGGATGCAGACCAGTTAAATATAGAATTTGATATTCTATTTAACAACATATCTTCAAATCAGGCCCCCGGTCTAAACAAACTTGAAAAAAGCACGTTCTTTACCGAGGCAAAGGAAGATGTTGTTAAGCAACTTTATTCTGGTGGCGCTGGTCCATTTGAACAAACTGAAGAGGTTACTCAATACTTGAGAACACTTGTAAAGCAAGTTAATTATAGTGTTGATGAGCCCAACCAAAGTGTTGTAGTACAATATGACTTTACACTTCAGCCAGATTGCTGGACAATTGTATATGAGCAAGTTAATGTAAGTGTTTCTGGATGTGTAGATGGTAGGGGAAATCCTATATATCAGCAGATTGTTGTGAAACCAATAAGTCACGATGATTTTGCAAAGATGATGGATGACCCTTTCAGGAAACCAGACAGAAGAAGTGTTTACAGATTGCTTATAGGTGATATGGCTCAGCTTTATAGTGATAACAGTGTAAGAATTACTGGATACAGCATGAGATATCTTGCAAATCCCGGAAAGGTTTATCTGAAAGAGTTTTCTGGTACAGAAGTTCCCGATTGTTGGAAATTCGCAAGTTCGGATTATGCAGATATGGGTTGGGCAGAATATAAAAAGAATCCACTGCAAATGCCAGAAGGGGTTCATAGATTAGTTTTGTTAAGGGCTGTGCAACTTGCCAAACTTGCTTGGGCATCAAAATAAACAAATTGTTAAAAACTATATAAATACTTAAGTATTATGAATTTTGCTACAAATCAAGTTCTTCAGTTTTATGACCTGACTGCTCCTGCAAGCGGTACTTCTGTCATAACTCCTGTTCAACTTCCTGACAATGGTGTTCAGTTCATCATTGAAAGAAAGAATTCCAGTGGTAAGGTTATCAGCAAGGAGACCACCGATGTTATTACCAACCTTGTTGGTAGGATGGTCGTTGATGGTGATATTGTTGGCGCTGCAAGCGATAAGCTCGCTCTCAAGCAGGCAACTATCACTGTTGGTTCTGGTCTTGTTGTTGCTGGTCAGGAGTATATTATTGCTCTTACTTTCCGTGGCTATGGTCTGGAAGACACTTATCACAAGTTTATCGCAGCAAAGGCTACTAGCACTACCGCTGCTGACCTGTATGTTCTTCTTGCTAATAGCGCACTTCTCCAGAGGGGTGTTGAGAATGAACCTCTGTATGATGTTCTTATTGATGTTAGCGGCACTGAGTATACTGCTGTAAAGGCTGGCACTTATCCTGCATTCAGCACTTCCACCAACTATGCTGCTGGTGATAAGGTTGTCTATACCGATGGTCTTGTTTATGCATTCACTTCCAGCCATAGTGCAGGTTCTTGGACCACCGATGTTTCTGCAACCGGTGAGGCTGAAATCAATAGCACTACTCTTGCAAATGGATTTATCATCAAGGAAGCAAAGCCTTATTGGCAGCTCGGTTCCTTCCCTGAGAGAACTGCTACCATAGAGATTGGCACCTCTCCTGTCATTGTTAGCGGTGTTGAGAGGAATGACTGGCTTGTTGATAGCAATGGTGACCCTGTTGTATTTGAGCCAGAGGCATCTCCTAGTATTCCTAACAGCCATAAGATGGCAGACCTTGAGTACTTCTGCAAGGGTGAGAAGGGCAACTCCAATGCTCTTGCCAATTGGCCAGACAATATCAAGCCCGAGCTTCTGGTAAATCCTGACAGCTCTACTGGATATTCTGCTCTTACCGTGCACTATGCCTATGTTGGTGACAACCAGAGCAATCAGAAGAGTGAGCGTGATGCTATCTTCGTGGTTGATGGAACTACCACCACTAAGCTCGCAGCCATTGTTGATGCTCTTGATGGTACCACCTTCAGCGGAAAGCCTGTGAAAGTTATTGCCTAAGCAATAATTAAATAAATTCTTAAAGTCCTTGGTAGGCCTGAAGATTTTATATATCTTTGCTACCAAGGACTTTTTGTATTAATTGATTATGAGCACATATAAAGAGCTTATATTTATGGTTGCCGGTTTGGCAAAACAATATAGTGATGATACTGATATAACCAACAACCATATAGCTTTCTTGCTCAACAAGTATCGTACATACTTGCTCAAGCAGAAATATAATAACAAGGCACAGGAAGTGCCAATCAGTAACTATCAGACAGTGTGTGCAAAGATGGAATACACTCAACCATCTGCTCTTGCGAACTGTTGTGGCAATAGTTGCTACGGACCATCAAATGATTTTCAAGTATTAAGGTCTGAAAATTCTGTAACTTATCCACTGTCTTTCAGTGATACCAAAGCATCTCTTATTAGATGTGCTGGAATATTTAGCATAAAGCTTGAATCTGGCATAACAGAGATTGATGATTATGATGAACTACTTGAATATATACAAGGAATCTTTGGAGAAGATGTTGCTGATTATATCGGTGAGGAATATATAGAAACATATCAAACCACATGTGAAGAGGATGCAAATAAACTTGTATCTCTTATAACTGAAAGGTATCCACAATCAAAAGATTATATATCTACCGTTAGAACTAATGAACCACAAGAATGTAATCCAGAAGCAATTGGTTCTGCAATATCCAATTACTATGGAAATGTAAATATGGTTCCAAGAGAAAGGTTTGGATATGTAGGTATCAGCAAATATTCTGGCAAGTTTGCATATGGCACAATAGGAGTAGATGGGCATCTTTATATTAAAGCAAAAGAGGAGATAAGTAGATATAACAAGGCTTTTGTTATATCAATCTTTGAGAATCCAGATAAGGCTTATGAGCAATCTGGTTGCACATATACTGATAGTCAAGGAAATATAGTTACTTGCCCTAATCCAGAGAATGGATGTGACCCGTGGGAAAGAGAATTTCCCCTTGAAGATGCTCTTCAGGCCCCTCTCATTCAGCTGGTTCTCAAGGATATCCTTGGTGCTGTATATAGACCAGCCGATAACATAAATAACGGTAGAGATGATTTGAGTGATGTTGAAACTTATATCCGCAAGAATATGAAGCAACAATATCTTGCTCAACAGGAACCCCAAACAATTGAATAATGTATAGGAATAGAGTAGGTTGTAAAGGAAAAAGAAAAGTAGATTATCTTGTAAGACATATATTCAGAGAGTACACAAAGCAAGACAAGTCGCTGAATGATACACAATTCAGAGCTGTTATTAAGGAGATAAACACAATCCTGAAGAACAGGATAGCAGAAGGAAGAGATGTTGAACTACCACTTGGCTTTGGAGCTCTTGGGTTAAGAAAGAAGAAAGTAAGAGACAGTATAGTTGATGGGAAGCTCAAAACAAATAGAATTGTTGATTGGAAACAAACGCAAGATATGTGGGATGAGGACCCAGATGCTTATGAGAAGAAATTGAAGATTAGATATGTTGAACAAGAATATAACTACATAGTAAGGTGGATAAAGAATAAAGCCAATTTTAGATATTGTAGGATATATTACTTTTATCCAGCAAGAGGTCTGAAGAAGCTTGGGTGGGAAAACTTGAATAATGGAAAATTGTTAGACGCATTACCAGATAAAAAAGATGAAAACTGGAACAATAAGTATAAAAGAAGTTATCGGGAGAGTCAAGAGGCATAGATTGCTTGCCAATCTCCCAGAAGAAACTATATCAGATTGGTCTGTTGAGTTTCTTAGACTTATGAATCTTAATGAAACTTTTGAAGAGAAGCTCGTATCTCTTGAGATAAAGAATTTCAGAGCAGAGCTCCCAGAAGATTTCCATGAGGTTATTCAAGTTAGAACATATCGTGGAGATAATGGTATTCCTGTATATTTTCATGCAATGACAGATAAGTTCTATCAGAGTGAAAACAAGAAGAATGCTGTACCATTTACATATAAGCTTCAAGGCAAGTTGATATATGTTTCTCCAATGCCGTCTTGTAAGATAGAAGTAGCATACAAAGCAATACAGCTTGATGATTGTGGGCTTCCTTGCGTTCCAGATGATGAGAAGTATCTCAGGGCTCTTGAAGCATATATTAAGATGCGCAGATTTACAGACCTATATGATGAGGGAGAAATAAAAAGAGATGTTCTTGATAATGCCCAGACAGATTATTACTTTGCTGCCGGAGCTTGCCATACTAATATGAAGATGCCAACCATTGATGAGATGAAAGGAGTAAGCAATATAGTCAATAGTATGCTTCCTAGAACAAGAAGTCA